GGTGTAACTGCCCTTGGTGTTGTTGCCCGGAACGACAGAAGCGCCGTGATTAGCCGCCGGGCGCACCGCTGCGGGACCGTACAGGATCTTCTGGAAACCGGGATCGTAGGGGACGTGGAGCATTTATGCTTACCAGGGCCGTTCGCCGTTTTCAACGGCGGTCAAATTCCCAATAATCGACCAGTGCCGACTATGGTCCCCAGCACGCGCCTTCGCCTGCTTTCCGCGAACGCGCATCCACGTAGAAAGCTTAATGGCATCTTCATAGCCCAGCCGCAGCTCGGAGTTACCAACTTTTAGCACTACGATCGTGCCGTCGACAAAGACCTCGACGTTCTGCTTCGAGAGCAACGTCACAGGAATCAATCCAGCGTGACGTCGAGCGCGCCTATCGCAAACTGCGGAGTAATGCCGGTACTGACGATCAGGGACGCGGTGCCATTCAGATCACGACTTCCAGCGCCAGAGGTCGCCGAACCCAGACCAAAGTGAGTAATCGTTGCACCCGTAGCCCCGCAGGTCGGGAACGTGATCGCCGCATCATTATCGCCGGTGCCCGTCGTTACCGTCCAAGCAGCTACCGACCTGGCAACCGCAACACGAGCGTAGCTCGTATAGGCGGTTTCATTGGTGGTCTGATCCCCAGTCTCGCCGGGGTCCGCAGTGTGGAGGGATACAAACAGAGACCCCGCCGTAGTCGATGCAAGAAGACCTGTCGCGTCCCCGATGTTCGCCGCATTGGCGTTCGTCAGATACAACGACAAGATCTTGTCTTCAAAGGCATTTGTAGCAGACATGTCGAATACTCCTAGTAGGCCGGAAGATCAGGTGTCCTCTTCCAAGCCGGACACGGTTAAAGAAATAGTACCATCAGAACCACAGACGTGCACTACATCTGTGCCACCAACTGTAAGATACCCGATCCCGGCTATGTTTTGCGGAATCATGGGGTCGCAAACCCAAATGTCGGATTGGTCGCGAACGAACCAATTTCGAACTCGACCACGAACGGATTTGCGAGAATTACCGGCCCCGTGGGCATGAGTACGTCAAGGAGTTCTGTCAATGCAGTCGGAGCGGAACCAGAATCAATTGGTGGGGCAGTAAGGAAAGCCATACTTCACTCCCAGAGCATCGCGGGTTTGACGACCGCACCAGGATCCCAATTCCTGAAAGTCGTCAAACCAATATATGTACGTGAAGTCCCCCCTACCAGAGTTGCGGTGAAAGTGTTTCCAGCCGTGACCTCCGTATCGAACACCCCACAAATACCGACGAGTGGCGCCACTCGCGGCGTGATTGTCCAGCACAAATAGACCTGATTGTCTGGCCCGACCAAAGAATTGGTCGGCGTCATAGGCACGATGCAAACCCCAATGGCAGCAACGCCTGACTTAACGGTGTAAGTCACTGCGGTAGCCGCGTACCGATAAGCTTGAGCAGTCTCAGTCACCGCCCCCCACCAAGATAACCCGCCTATAGCCGAGGCTACTCCACCCGTATCTACCGTACGGCAGAAGAAATACATACCCTCACCGGCCGTCGTGGCACCAGATTTGTGGTGCATCCCGAAAAACCCATCGACCACACATAAGTAGGACTGGCGAGCTGTATCCGAAGTGGCGGATGAGGTATAGGCTCCAAGAGATCTAGCTGTACTTATCGCGGTTCCTGTGATCGTACCCGCGCCATTGGTACCCGTACCAACCGTGATCTGAATCCGGGGGGAGGAGGTGTTGCCCCCGGTGCCGTAGTCAATCCGAAAGAACACGGGCGCCGTCCCTTGCATGGCGTCGGCCATCCTCCATATTTCGTAACCAGCGTTGGCATTAGTACCAGCTCGAACCACGGTGACCCAGTCAATCTGACCCGTATCGGCGGTATTCACCAAACCGGCGGCGGAGAATTTCCCATTCAGCTCGAGCCCCCACTCACGGAACAGGACATCCGAGTCATGGCGAATGCGAGTAGACCAGGATTGAGTCGTCATTAAGGCGTTTCCTCTAAATGGAGGGCGAAGAAGATGGAATCGAAAGTGGCCGTGCTCACAAGATGAAACATCAGTACATCACCAGCGGCCACAGCAGTATTCCAGCCGGTAAGCGTAGTGTCCAGATACTTGTGAGCCGCAGTGATTGTAGGGGGGGAACCACTGACGATCGAATCCCCCACCGTAGGCGGGTAGTTGGCGTATGTATCTTTCCAGATGTCGACCACGCAACTCCCTGGGCCGCCGACCGTCAAAATCGAAACTGCGACAATCGTGGATGCATTCTTGATATACACGGCAACGTCGTTCACGGGGGTTTCAATCGGGTCACCGACGCGCACCCACGTAGCACCGACAGTTTTCCGGGAGGCGTTAGTTCCAACTACAGTAGTAACTTCACCGGAAGCCTGTACCTGTAAAAACTTGCCTACATCCGCACCAGTGAAATGCTTCTGGATCAAACGCTCAAGCGTGCCCTTCGTAAGTCGCATCTGAACGACCGAACTTGCGGAGAGGAAGGCCTGAGCCGCGGTGCCCTCTTGCGCTCGCTGGACAGTAAGGATATCTCCAGTGCGGGTAGTGCAGTAGCAGACCTCGTACGCACCGGTCAGGGTACTCTGCACTGTTACGGCAAAGAACTGCCCTGCCGTGGGACTTGGGAACGTCGCCCCTTGGCCAGCCGTGAGCACGAGCGAACCGTCGGGCACAGCGACGTTGCTATTGAGCGTCGCGCTTCGGTTGTTCGCAAACAGCTGGACATCAGTGACAGCAACCACCGGTTACACCTTCATAATGAAGAACAGCGCCCGGTAAGGCGGCACAGTTGCGACAGTGTGAGTATGATCCGCAACAGCATCCGCCGTGTGGGTGTGTGTACCACCAGAGCCGGAATCTCCGGTCGGACCCACCGTTGCCGTGCCCGACGCGCCGCGCAAGTTATACTCTGTATCGCCGCCCGCCGTGGTTTGGCGAGCAATAGATAACGAGCTGCTAAGCGTCTGACTATCGATGACATTTACAGCCACGAAGTGGCTGTGCACTGGCATCTGAGCCACAGTGACCGCTGTCCCCTGAATAGTTGGGGTGTGGGCGCCGCCTGCACCGGACGTAACAGACAATGCGCCACCAGTGGAATCTTCAGCGTAGGCGCCCCCCGCGCCGACAACAAACTTGTCACGCATGTCCGGGGTGCCATTCGTACCGTCGCAGGCCTGGAATCCGGCCGGTATGTTACCTATCAACCCGTGGAACAGGAGGACCGTCCCCACTGGAAACGCAATCGCATTGACCGCAGCCTGGGTTAGATTCGCGACCGTATAGACCACCGACCCACCAATTGTGGGCGGCCCGCTTGCGGCTGGGACGACAAACTGATTCGTCGTCACGCCAGTAGCACCGCGCATCGGGGTAAGGACGGTTTCCCCCCCATTGATGCGGGCGTTGCTTAGCTGCCCGACACCACCAGCATCCAAAATACCAGCGAAAGTATCTCCCGAACTTTGAATGAATTCATTCAAAGCCGCGGCGGTGATACGATTTTCAACCCGCGATCCGGAGGGGAAAGCCAACGCAATGGTGCCTTCTTGAGCCCGCGTTACCGTAAGCACGTCGCCGGCACGGCTGGTCAAATGGACGATTTCCAGATTGCCGAGGGTATCCTCTAGAGATACTTTTGCGTATGCGCCCGCGCCAACAGTTGGGAACAGAGCCCCCTCACCAGATCCCACCGTAAGACTCGTATCCGAGACAATAATACCGGCGGCGAGAGTGGCTGATGCGTTGTTGGAGTGGCGGATATTACCCATGATCAGAACTCCGTGACGTTCAGCTCGATTTCATCTTCGAGTTTTTGGTTGTCGCTTGTTTCAGTACGCATATTGATTCGATACGTGGTGGCATCTACTCCACCACTCAGAAACATTACGAGCTGATCACCCTCCGGAGCCACAGCCACATTAAGGACCTGGACCGGTGGAATCGTTATTGGCGAGACCACAAAGGTGGGGGAACTTATCGTCTCGCCAGTGGTGAGAGCATTCCGAAAGTCGACGCGGTATCGCTTAACCTCGTAAGGCTGTTGCTCGAACCGACCGATGATTCTCTCCGCATTTACTAGCATGTCAGCACTCCACTTTAGTTGTGCGAGTCTCTGCCGGAATACAGACTCGGGGGTTGATACTGGGGAAGTCGATAACAAGAAGCGGAGGGAACGCTTCGCCCGCGCCCATCGACCCCAAGACCAAGGCCTGGTCACCCCCAATACCATCTACCTCCAGAAAATTAACCTGGATGGAGTTCAGTTGCCCGAACGTATTGATAAGCTGCATCGTGTTCATGCTCGATAGAACCCCCCATCAACAGCATTGTACGACACGGCGTAGTTAAACCCGACACCGACGAACGGCAATGCGGGGCCATCATCGGAGTAGCAAATCAGCTTCGAAGTCGCGTCAACCCCAGTATCCTCGAATAGAAGAACCCCAACAACAGGGCGGTCGTTGCGATAAAGCAAGAACGCTGGTGTCAACCCAGCTGCGAAGCCGCTCGTGGCTGTCTTACCAGACAGCACCCCGGATCGGGCCAGGATCGAATCCGTCGGAAGATCCGTCAGGAATTCGTCGACATCTCCGTCTGGGACGTAGTCAACGGCTACGAACGCCATCTTAATGTTGGCGGTGTTCCAGTTAAAACCGGCAGTTTGCAAGCGCTGCCGGTGTTTGCCATAGAGGATGTTAGCCATAGCTCACGCGAACGACGGAAACCGCCACCCTTGGTCGGCCCGGAGGTACCCCTGGTCAGATATGGCTCGGAACTCCATGCATCGCCGGCGGAAAGTCTGACCATAGCGAGTCGCCAACATGGGGTTGGTCCACGGTTTATTGGCCATCATGTGCAGCCTGGAAAGAGCACCTTCGAGAATTGCTTCGAAATGATGCGTCTGGGCCATATTAGGTAATCGAGTGGCATCAGGTAGAGGGACCAGGGAAGCGTCCACCCACAGATACGCGCCGATCGCGGTATTGGGTTTTGGCCACAAACGCAGCACCGTGGGATCCGCCGCCTGGAAATACATGGGGTAGCCAGTCTGGCCGTCGGTTGGACGAAGCGTAATAGGCTTCAAATCCATGCGCCCACGATCTGGGTCCTCGATCCACGCGCCATGTACAAACACGACATTCGAGTAGGCATCAACCGGGTTCAGCCAGACCAGATCCTTGTTGGCATAAATATTATAGGGGCCAAATTGCTCCCTCCAGGCGCGGGACTGGAAATAGAACTCTCGGATTGCGGCGTGAAGTTCGCACTCTATTTGAGCGGAGACCGCCCCCGGGAGGCGGGCTTTAAGGGGGTTCAACCACAAATCGAGGGTGAGCCCACAATTCGCGGTGAGAGACCCAGCGTTGTCACAAAAAATTGTAGCCACTGTCAGCCTCCAACTAGAGCCTGGTGGAATCCGGCCAGCAGGGTCATGGCCCTATTATCGAGCGTAAACTCATCGTCACCAAGCTGTAATTTGCCAACAGCGTAGAAAACTGATGGCATGAAGAAGATCTCATCGATTGGATACGGGGTGGGGGTAGGGACCAAATTTAGATCCGCCTCCACGAAATCTGGAAGCGGGATCGCGCCACCATCCTCGTCGGTGCAGCATCCAACAAATATATCTGGACGAAGCCGTTGGGCCTCGCGAAAACTAGAGTTGATTGCGGCAAGAATGTCCGTCTGTGCCCACCGGTACGGCGTACGGCGATCTTTGAGCATCAGGCGGACTTCATCCACCAAGTTGTCTAACGTCTTCGCCACGAAGCACCTCCGGAAGAAGAAAGGGGGCCACCCTTGCGAGTGACCCCCTCTGTCGGGCCAGTCCCCTAGAGGGGGCTGTTATCAGCCCTTCGCGACAACACTGGTCGTCAGGCTGGTGCCATCAATGACACTGAGCCCGTAGACCTGCAGGCCGCGCAGGAGGGTACCGAACGTGCTTTCAGACCGAAGGGTCTCAACCTTGGTCATCTGGCTGGCGAAGGTCAAACCGTTCTTGTGACCGGCATAAACCGCAAACTCGCCTGCCGCCAAACCGCCGGCGACACCCGCTGGCAGAAGATTCGATACGTAGATCATGAATCGATCCACCATACCGAGCCGCCCGTTGCGTAGCATCGAAGAACCATCGCCCGAGATGGAAGCATCACGAAGCTCAGACCGCTTGATCATCGCGCCATACCAGGCGGGGACGATCACAAAACGACCGCTCTCCGGGATGTTCTGTTCATCCAGCACCTGGCCGAGGTCGACGAGGTGATTGATAACAGAACGGTCCAGGGAGGCCGTCGCACCCGTGCCGGTACCTTCCGTAACCGGGGCAACAAATGCCGGGGCTGTGGTGATGCCGAGGCGGAGATCGCCGCTGATGCGGCCGGCAGTCTGCCCCTTGTTGGCAGCAACCGTACCCCCGTTAATCAGCGAAAACGCGAGACCGTCGGTATCGACTGCGATCTTCATCTGCTCAGAGGCATCATCCGCCCACAAGCTCAGAAGGTCAGAATCGGACTGCACTTCCATCACGTCGTCAAGGACTGTGTTGAAGTACTTGCCCTTGTCGATAAGCAGATCGACCGATGGCGCGGACGGACGCGTGACTACGAGAGCCTGCGTCGCTGAGTAGTTCGCGATCGAGATCGTAGGACGTGTACGAATCTTGACCAGATCCCCCTGATTTCGGATCTCGCCTTCGTAATCCGTGCTGGAGATCGCGGCCAGGACGGTCGCATCGTAGAACTTCTCGACGAACTTGCCGGCCCATAGGGTCGGGATGAAAATGCCTGTATATGCGGGAGATGCAGCTGCACCGCTATAGGCTGTACCAATTGGATAGGCCATGACAATGTACTCCGTGTCTCATGATGGTTACTGAACGCGCCCCTCGGCAGCCGCTTTAAAGATTTCCCCCTCAATCCCGTCTCTTACGGTCTGAGGAATCTTTCCGCGGCGTACCTGCGCATAGAACTGGCCTATTTCAGCCTGTGTCCATACGCGGCCTGCACCACCAGGAGCTACGGCTGGCCCACCGCTTCGCGGGGTGCCTGGGGCCATCAGTGATCCAGCGTCTACGGAAGGAATCCGTGCTGCTGGAGCTGGCGACCTAGCCGAGTCTTCCTGAAAAGCCTTAAAGAACTGAACGACACGGGCTGCGTCGCTAGCCTGGAAGGCTTCAGTCAGAAGCTCTCGCTTCATCTTGCCAGAGAATACATCATTCCCTCCCAACCATGCAAGGAAGGTTGGATCGTGATTGATCCGCGACCAGTCAGGGACCTGCTCATCGAGGGCATTTCCTACACTAGCCCGCAGGCGTTCCTGCTCCACCTTTTCCTGGTGGGAACTGCGCCCAGTCGCTTCTTTCAGTTGTTTCTGGAAGGGCTGCAACTCAGCAGCCACGACCTCTCGAGCGCGACGTGCTACGACATCGAAGAATTCTTCCCCATATTCTTCCCTCTCCTGCTTGGTGAAGGAATCTGGCTTCGGGAGTGAGCCATTGGAGACCGGTGTGGCTGGCGGCGCACGATCGGCCAGCTGGGCCAACAGCGTCTCATTCTGTCGATTTCGCTCGACTAGTTCATTCACAGAGACTTTCAGTTCTGGGATTTCCTTGTCGTATTTACCCTTCAGCACTCCGTACATCTGCTTATAGTTCCGGTCATCAGCTCCTGGCGCGGGGACATCAGCAGCCGGGGCGGCCGGGACGACCGGGGCAGCTTGAACATCAGCAGCCGGGACGACCGGGGCATTAGCAGCAACTGGAGCTGGCTCTCCTGGCTTTGTAGCCAGTTCGGCAAGCAGTAAGTTCGCCGCGTTAACCTGTCTCTGGACGGGAGCTGGTAGACGTTTGCTCACTGTTCATCTCCGGGCTTAGTGGATTCAGTAATTAATTCGCTTAGGCAACGTGCGTACGAACGGCGATCTTGGAGGGTTTTGACGTCACAGTTCAGTACATCCTCAATAGCTTTAGCCTGCGCTATACGTAGCTTATCAACATAAAAGCGGAACTGCGAGGAACCGTTTAGCTCGGCGATGATCTTTCGATCACTCGCCAAACGGAAGAGCCCCCTGATCATCGGGTACTAAGCGGCCCTGAAGCCGGCCCAAGCAAGCCGTAGAGACCGGCGGAAAG